AACCGCCCGATTATTGAGTAAGACCATAGGAAAGGAGAAAAACAATGGCAGTACATAATGATAGTGATACAGTTGAGATTTCCATACGCGAATATCAGGATTTTTTGAACATCGGCGCAAAGCTGGAAGCACAGCAAACGCTGGCGCTCGAGCAGGACAAGGAGCAGCGCAAGGCGATCAAAGCCCTGACTGAGAATATTACCTCCATGACCGCGACGGTGCGCGAAGTGTTGGACGCCCTGCATATCGTTGTCAACGTCCCGCAACAACCCGCGCCGACTGTAAATGTGGAAGCTGTGCCGCCCTTACGCCGCACGATTGTCCATTACAACAGCAACGGGCAAATAGCCAGCCTGGAGGAGGTAGCAATTGAATAATCTAATTATTGCTCTGCTTGCCAATCAGGAGGCTAACAAGCCGCCGTTGATCGAACCGGAACGCGATATACCGATACGGCTGGGCGGCGGTAGTCCCGGCGTGCCGACGCAAGCTGAACCGCCCCCATCTATGGAATTGCCACAGGTTGCCAGCGCGACGCTGTTGCTGGATTTGGAAGCGGACACGCTTACAGTCGGTGATGGAAATCCCGCCTCGCCTTGGCTTGACCAAAGCGGAAATAGTCGTGATTTTACAGGCAACCGGGTATTTCATAGTGACGTAGATGGTGGCTATGTGGACGGCAACGGCGAAGACCAATCTATGACCGGCTTGGACTTTGGCGACGATCTTGATAAATTTGCCGTGTTCGTTGTCCTGAAAGACTTGGGTTGGGGTGGGCATTTGCTGGATAAGCTGTGGGCAAGTGAGGACAACAACAGCTATAAAGGCATAGAGATTATATCATTCGATGGTGCAAAAGTTTCTTTCTTGCTATTTGACCAAGATGGCGTAACGTCAGGAGGAATACAAACCATTGACCCCATCACGCAGCCGTCAGTATTGACATTTGAGAAGGTATCAAATGATGCTTTTTCGGATGGGCTTAGGATTTATGTTGATGATGTTTTACAGGATGTAGACGTGAACGGCGGTGGCGTGCCGGTCAGTTTTTCCACAACGGAACCCTGGAGAATTGGATTATGCGGCGGTCCAGGAGGTGAAACAGATGCAGGCTTTTCCCCTCATGCAGGGCGAGCCTATTTGATTTATCAAATCACCGACCTCGACAATTGGGCAACTGACCGCGCTGCGATCACGGCATGGCTGGCGGATAGATACAATATAACTATATGATATTAGACTTATGACAATCCAGATTCGCCCAATCATCCTCAATACCGTCAAACAGGTTCCCGAAGTCCTGCCGTATCTATCCGGCGAAGCGCGGCAATTCCTTGCGGGCACATCTGCCCGTAAAGACGCCGGCGATTATGCGACGATCCGGACGCAGATGTACGAGGCGGTGTATGGGGCGGTGTCCGATTTCCTGAACAGCAACGCCCAGACGGGAACATACAGCCGGCTCATGAGCGCGGCAGTATCACAAGCCTACATCAACGCGGCAGATACGGCATACGTGGATGGTGGCGCGGAACTACCCCTCGACATGGATACCGCAAGCTGGGCGCGCGCGGAACTCAACGCGCAGTTCGGATTTATTGACAGTCTGTTTCAGACGCTCAAGGCGTTACGCAAAGAAGGCGATTTTGACGCAGACGCCGAAGGGACCGCGCGGGCAGAGGGCTATGCTCAATCGCTGGATATGTTATATAGTGGTGTCAAGATGCGGGCGGCTGGAAATGTCATGCTGACCTTTGCGGGCGAGGACGGCGCGGAAAGCTGCAAGGATTGCCAGCGCTACAAGGGACAGCGCCATCGGGCGTCCTGGTGGGTGGCACACGGAGCGATACCGCCATCCCGCGATTTTGAATGTAAAGGATATAATTGTTTTCATCGGCTGGTTGATGATGACGGAAATGAGTTTACGATATGAAAATTTACCTCAATATACTGACGAAGGATTTGATTGAAGTTTGTAGAATGTTGGACGATAAACTAGAAGCAAAAACCAAATTGGCTGAGATAGCCTTTGATATTTCACTTTTACCCGCAATAGTTTACGGAATTGATAGTGAAATCGAAATCCCCACTGAACGATTGGAGATATTGGAATTTTGAAGAAAAAGGAGAAAGCTAATGGATCAAATCTTATTCATCGCTGCTGCTGTCTGTTTCGGTATTGAAGCAGTCTGGCATAAATCCCTGACTGCCGCCGGCTTTTGCTTCATCACGCTGGCGCTGTGGGTGTTGTGATTTCTTGTTTTTTGTGATAAACTAGCGTCAATTAAATAGCGTCCGGCATATTTGCGGATTTTCGCAAGCCAGGACGCACCGTCATATACCTACATTAGCAGGTGACGAAACCTACTCTTTCGAGAGTGGTTTTCGTCACCTGCTTTTTTTGTTTCGGAGTAACAGCCATGCCCAATCCGGCAGATTTTGAAAATAAAGATGAGTTCATGAAAGCCTGCGTCCCGATGGTAATGGGCGAAGGCAAGGATAACGAGCAGGCGGTCGGTCAGTGTATGGGGATGTGGAGCGAACATACCGACGCCCGCAAATGGCGCGTCGAACACGCCGCAGTCAAGGCGGTTGGTAACGACAAGTTGGACGTGATACCGGTCCCGTTTGGAACCAAGCAGACCGCCGACAGCGACGGGCAATGGTTCGATCCATTTACCGACATCAAAGAGGATGTATTCCAAACCCCACTGGTCATCTATCAGCATGGCATCAAACGCGGCGGTAGAAGTCACGACGAAAAGCCGAACATCATCGGGCAATCATTACCGGGGACGTGGAAGAAACAGGGCGACGGCTGGCATATCACGGTGCGCTTGAACATGGACAAACAGGAAGCGCAGGACATCATGCAGGCGGCGTACAAGCGGGAAGTTGCCGTATCGTCCGACAGTATTTCGCACCTGGCGCGGCTGGACGTGGGCGGGAAGCTGATCCAATACGATAAGAACCGACCGGGCAGAATTGCCGTGTGGCCCCTGGCTGGTTTTTCCTTGTGGGAAATGGGCGGCGGCAATTTCAGACCGGCGAATCGGTCGGCGGTTGCCCTGCCCGCGATGAAAGCGATTTACAGGGAAGCGGGTTTGCCGTTCCCTGACTTGAAAGATACTCCCGGCGTTTCAAACTATATGTCTGAGGACATGGCGAAACGTGCGAAGATCGCCAAAGAGCAAGCCCAAATCATACTAAACAAATTGAAACAGGAGTAATCTCATGGACCTAAATAATTTACAGGAAGTCTCAGCCCGCATTGGGGTACTGGTCGGGATGAACGACTTGAACGACGATGAAGTGAAGGAACTTGAAAAACTCAACACGCAAGCCGCGAAACTGCGCGCCCGTGAAGAGGGACAAAAGGCGGTTGCTGCCTCGGCTCAAGCTGAGAAGGAAAAGCAACAGGCGGCACTTGAAGCCGCTGTGCAGGAAGCCGTCAAGAAAGACCGCCAACAGCGCGACGCGGAAAACCGCCGCCTGCCCTACGGGGAAGCGCCCTATCAAGCGCTATACAACGACGAGAGCAAATATGACAATCTCGATGGCGCTGAATTGTCGCTCGTGATGGAGTTTCAGAGCCAGTTGGGGAGCAAGGGCGAGAAATACCAGAGCGGACGGCGCGAGGGCGAAAAGGTGGGCATTGACGCCGCCGCACTCAAGGCGATGTCCCGCCGGGTAGCCCGTCTGACCAACAAGAGCAACACCGTGGAAGAACAGCAGGCGATTGATTACGTCAAGTCTGCGTTCACCAACGGGACCAAAACCAACATCCGCGCCGATGTCGAATCGGTGGATGCTGCGATCAAAGCGGCAACCGACCCGATGTATAGCGGCGGTTCTGGTATCGGTTCGGATTGGGTTGGTACTGCCTATTCATCCGACCTCTGGCTCAAGATCCGCGCAGAGACGCGCGTACTGCAAAACCTGCCCCAGGAAACCATCCCGGACGGTTATTCAAATAAGACGTGGCCCATTGAAAGCACGGACATGACCGTTTACAAGGTGGCTGAGGCTACTTCCAGTGATTCAACGCTGAAAGTCCCGGCTGCCACTGTCGCGGCTTCACAGATTGCGACCGCCAACAAGAACATCACGATCAGCAAACTTGGCGCGCGCGGTATCTATACCGGCGAGTTGGACGAAGATTCATTGATCCGCTTTGGCCCAAACCTGCGCCGGCAGTTGGAAGTCAACTTGCAGGAATATCTGGAAAGCCTGGTCATCGATGGCGATGTGGAAACCAGTGCCAGCAAGAACATCAACGCCATTGATACAAGCCCCGCGGCAACTGACTATTTCCTGTCCTTCGACGGCTTCCGCAAGTTGCCGCTCGTCACGAACACCGCCAACAGCCTGAACGCGGGTGGGAGTTTGAATATTGACGATTTCCTGTCAACGCTCAAACTGATGGGAACGGCTGGCATCGCCGGCAGCGACCCGACCAAATGCGCGTTCATTCTGGACGGGAATGTCTACTATGCGATGGCGAAACTGCCCGAGGTCAAGACCCGTGACGTAAACAGCGCCGCGACGGTTGAGAATGGCTTCGTCAATCGTGTGTGGAATGTGCCGGTGATCGCTTCCTGGCAGATGCACAAAGCCAGCGCCAAACTGATGGCGAATACCTCAGGCAAGATCGATGCTGACACGGATTCCAACAACACGACCGGCTCGGTTGTGGCTGTACGTTGGGACCAGTGGAAATTCGTCAACAAGCGCCGCATCACGATGGAAACGACCCGCATCGCAAACGCTGACTCATGGGAGATCGTTGCCCTGACCCGTATCGGTCTCGGCTATCGTGATAACGAGGCTTCAGCGATCCTTTACAACGTGGGTGTGTAATCGCCCTACTCGATATGACAGCCTGACCCCCGCTGGATAACTCCAGCGGGGCGAGGCAAAGAGGAAACAATGCCAGCTAATCAAGGAACGTATCTTTCGCGTGGTAAGAACAAGTACAACACGCATGTAACTCAAACCTTCAACATCGACAATGGCGCAGGCACGACCATCGATGATGTTTGGTATCTGCCATATAAAACCGTGTTGGTTGCGGCGTACAAGGTTTACACCGAAGCCACAGACACAACCGGCGCGGCATCCGCGAATGTGCGCGCGGGCGTAGCCGCCGCAGGCGCAACAGTGCTTGCCTCGACTGCGCTGGATGTAGCGACAGCCGTTGGCGCAGCGGTGGCAGCCAGCCTGCTCATCAATGAATTTGCGGCGGGCACGACCATCTTCACCCGGCATACCGGCGTGGCAACAACCGAAGTCGGTCAGTACTACGTTGAATATGTTTACTACTTCCTGCCGTAATGGACATCGCTGATTTTTACAATCTGCACAAAGGCGAAACCTGCCTACTGGTTGGGGTCGGCGCGAATTTGGAACTGACCCCGCCAGAATGGTTCGATTATCCATCCTTCGGTGTGAATACGATTTACAAACGCGCCGGGACGTGGAAGCCGACTTATTTTGTCGGCGTTGATGAACGGCTGGAACGTGAGGACGGCGCGGCGATCATGGATGTGTATAAAGACATTCCGAAATTCATCCCGTACCCCGACCGCGACGGCTGGCAGGGTGAAAACGTGTACCGCTTTTATCATCGCCCCGGTGATTTGATTGTGGGCGGCAAACTGCCAAACCAGCCGCACGCGCTGACGAGTATCGGCATCGGCTATCAGAAGATCATGGAAGCCGTGATGCAAATCGCCTGGTACATGGGCTTCACAACCATGCTGATGATCGGCGTCCAGCACAAGCCCGGCGCATATCGTGAGCATTTTTGGGGCTTGGATAAAGCCAGCGTTGAACAATCGCAGGAATTTTGGTTCAACGGTTACCGCGATATGTGTACGGCGATGAACAAGATCCGCGTGTTGAATATCTCGGAAGATACCTATGTCCCGCCAGAGATATTACCGCGCGGCGATTGGCGCGCATGGGCGAACGCCAAAGAGAAAATGGAGGCAGTATGAAAGTCAAACTACTTGAAACCGTGCAGGGCGTTGGGATTTCCGGCGTCCTGCTCAAGACCGGCTCAAAGGTCAATATTTTGGAGCCTGATAATCTGTACGAGGTCGGCAACATTCTCGGAACCTGGCTGATTGATAACCGCAAAGCCGAGGAAGTCAAAGACGCCCCGCATTATGGCGGGCAGCAGAAAGCAGAATTGCGCCACGATGAGGAAAAGTATGAGGCGATGACAGCCGAAAATGAAGCCAAGGAAAGTGTCGATGAGCCAATCATGACCACCGAAAATCAGGCAACTGCCAAACGTTCAAAGCGAGGCAAGAAATGACACTCAAGCGCCAACGTTTTCCCTATACAACTTCCGCAGGTGGTGATGCGACTGTCTACTCCAACGGCTCTGCCACCAAGCAGGACGCGGTTTGTGCAAAAGTCTATGCCATCGCCTATTTCCCCGGCACGACCGATACAGGCGCAACCGTCACGGTAACCTGCGAGGGCACAGGCTCGAAACCGTTACTAACCAAGTCCACGGCCGGCACTTCTAATCTATGGTTCTATCCCCGCGATTTGGTGCATGGTGTTGCCGATGGCGCAGCCCTGACAGGGACAGCCGGCGGCGACCGTTCTTTGCCCATCGCCAATGGTACGTTCAAAGTCGTTATCGCCTCGGGCGGTAATGCGCTCTCTGGCGCTGTGGAAATCTATTACGAAGAATGACAATCACAAAACAGGTCGAGACCGCTACGGTAACAGGCACAATCACGGGCACGGGTAATGCTTCTGTGATCGTGACTGCGCGCGGAATGAACGGCTCGCCCAAAACGATCAGTGTGGCAGTGACAGACACCGATACAGCTTCGATCGTGGCAGCGGCGATCCGGCTGGCGTTGGCGACGGATGCGGATGTTGCCGCGCTATTCCTGACCGGCGGCAGCGGCGCGAATATCACGCTGACTTCTCACACGTATTCCGCCAATGACTCAACGCTGAACATCTCAATTGATAATGACACGTGCACGGGCTTGACGCCCGCCCTGACTTCCACCAATACGACCGCGGGTGTGGGGCTGGATAATGCCTACTGCGCTTTGACAGATGTACGTAATGATGATGTGGTAAAGATTTCGGGAACGTCGCACGACGAGTTGATAATAAAAGTTATCAATGGCGTTTCGCGTCATATCGATCATTTCTGCGCCCGCTTTTTTTATGTTTCGAGTGAAGTCCGTTATTACACACCGAAAAATTCCTTTTGTGCGGATGTGGATGACATTTCATCTGCCAGCGGTGTGACCATCGAAACCGATAACAACGGCGACGGCATTTTTGAATCAGCCTGGACAAGTACGGACTATTACCTAAGTGGTTATAACGACCTGCTTAAAGGTTTTCCATTTACCAAAATAGAAACCAGTCCGGTAACTTCGTTCTTCTTTCCGACCATTCGTAAGAGTCTGAAAGTCACCGCCTCATTTGGCTGGGCGTCCGTCCCTGATCCTGTGGCTGTGGCTTGCATCCTGCAAAGTAATCGTATTTGGAACCGCTTCAAAACGCCGCTCGGACAGGTCGGCACATCAACACTCGGCACAATGAATTTGAGCATCCCGAAACTTGACCCGGACATTGAGGCGTTGCTGTTGCCTTTTCGCAGGTTGACATGACCGCGCATGAGATAGACACCGCCATTACTGCGATTGCAGCTGTAACCGCATCAGTGAGCGGTGTGGATGCCGCGCCTGCCTTTGCTATATTCAACGTCCGTGAAAATATTTTCGCCCTGCATTATGTGATGACCAGCCAGTCCGAGATTGCCCCCATCGGAACCATGCGGGATTTGGCGGTGATCGCCTGCGATATTATCACGCCTTTTGTGGACGTACTTTCGACCGACTTGCAGGAGATTTTACAAATTGCCAAGGCTGTTAAGCTGGCGTTTGTTCGGGAGGCATCCAGCGGCGGCGATATGTTTAGTAATACCATCAGCACTTTTGGCATCTGCCGGATGGAATTTTTACCGAATTACATTTACGGCAATACACAATATATCGGCTATCGCATCATGCTGGAAGATGTGAAGCTGGAATATGACCTATGACACAGTTATCCATTTCGCTCAAAGGCGCGGACCTGGTCCGCAAAGGCTTGCAGGACTTATCAGCGGAAATTCCGAAGATTGGCAAGCTGCAAATCTACCGCACCGAACAGACCGTCGTGCGCCGGATGAAGGAATACTGGACGATGAATGTCCCGCCGGAACTGCCAAGTTATCAACGCACAGGCGAACTGGCAGGCGGGTATGTCATCATACCCACGTCAAGCGGATACATGATTAGAAATAGTGTTGGGCATACTGTTTTTGTAGTCGGCAATGCGTACGGTTTGGAGCAAGCCTGGATGCACGCGAAACCGGGACGCCATAAACTCTTGCGCGACGTGAACGAGGAAGAAGTCGAAAAGTTGCCGCCTGAGATCGAGAAGGAAATCAGCATGGTGGCGAGGAGAGTTGGATTGTGAAACTAATTTACATTGGCAACGGCGCGGCCTTGATCGGCATCCCTGCAAGGGACTTGAACGAAGATGATATTGCCGCTTTGCTGGAAGGCTTGACGATTGATGATTTGTTGGCAAGCGGCTTGTATAAGAGAACTGGTGAAAATGTTAAGTCGTACACCATCGAAACTGGCGACTCTGAACAAGCACAAACAGCGCCACAAACTCAGGAAGAAATAAACGAAGCAATCAAAGAATACAAGAAACCCGCGCCGAAAAAGAAGGCGGGAAAGGAGAGTGAGTAATGGCTGGACGTAAATCATTACGCAGGATTCAATTAGGCAGGGAAGTAACACCCGGAACAGAGGTCAATGCTACTTCGGTTTGGCGTGGCATTGGTACGTTGCTGGACACGCGCAAGATCGAACGAGTGAACGAGGATATTGGCACAATCGGCGGAACCACCAAGACCAACCAGCCCATGAAAGGCGGTTCGCTCAACATGAGCCAGCTTGCCACCTTTGAACAATTCCTGCATATCCTTGAAGCCTCAGTAAAAACTGCCACGCCTGCCCAGGATGGCGCGGGGACCGATTACATCTACACCTACGCCCTGCCGACCACATCCGGCAATACCGTCAAGACCTACACCATCGAGGGGGGGGACGATGCCGGTGAGGAACAGATGCTCTATTCGTTCGTCAAGGATTGGCAACTAACTGGCACAGGGCGCAATGGCTGGCAGTTGTCCGCGAACTGGCTGGGACGCAGCGTGGAGCCGGGGACGTTCACGAGTATGCCCGCCCTCGCCGCCGTCAATTATATGAACTTCGGCATGACCAAGGTTTATATCGATGCGATTGGCGGGACGATTGGCACAACACAGAAGTCGAATACTGTCCGCATGATCGATTTGAAATTTGATAGCGGTGTCCAACCGAAAGATACCGCTGACGGACGGCTTGATTTTTCGTTCCATCAAGGGACGGAATATAAATTCACCGGGCGGATCGAGTTTGAACATGATTCAATCTCCATCGCACAAAAAGTTGCCCAACGCGCCCAGACGCCGCAATTGATGCAGATCAAAATCGAAGGCTCGACCAATTTTGCCACACCCGGCACGACCTACAGCGTCCCGACCGTGCTGGTCAACATGCCGTTCGTGTGGACGAACTTTGAAAAGTTGGGCGAAGCCAATGGCAATGATATTGTGCAGGGTTCATTCTTCTCAGCCTATGACACCACAGCCGCGGCAGCCGCCTCTGTTGTGGATGTAGTCGAATTGGCAACCGTGCCATAGAGAAAGCAGGAGTACGTGCTTAATTTATTCAATAAAGATAAACCGGTCAAGATACGATTTTATTTTGACACCGAGACAAACAAAAAGCGCTTCACGGTATTCGACAAGATCACCCTCGACAAATACATGAACGATACCGAGCGCATCGTTATTTTGATGGCTCATTTTATGGTGGACGGGGACAATCAACCTGTACCGGAAGATAAGGCGGTCAAAACTTTGGAGCGCTTGTCTCAGGAGGATTTTGCCGACGTATCCCAGCAATTTGCAGAAGGCTTACAGGAATCCGCTGTCCCAAAAGTGAGCGGGAGCGCCTCGCCCTCGCCTTCCGAAGCTGGACAGGCGGGGACGCTCCCCACTGGACCACAACCCTAAAGATGGCGCGGGACTGGAGCCAGACGCCCTGGTCGTTGGATTTCGAGGAGTTTTGTCCGTGGGTTGTGTATGTTTGGGAGATGCGTTTTATTTTGTACGAGAACGAAAAGATAGAAAAGCACCACAGAGAGATAGAGGAATCAATGAATAGGTAACGAATGACAGCCGAAGTCGAGATCGTCATCAACGCGCAGGATAATTTTTCAGGAGTCTTGGGGAACTTCTCGCTTGTCGTTTCTGGTATTCGGGACGCCATTGATTTGGTCGGCATGGCGTTCGATGCGGCGTCTGAATTTATCCAGCCGTTCATCGACTCTGCCAGCGAATCGGAACTTGCGCTGGTCGGCTTGCAAAATGTATTGGAATCCACCGGGGATGCCGCCGGTCTGACGGTGGAGCAACTTACCAGCATGTCCACCCAATTGCAGGGTATAACCATGTTCAGCGACGAGCAGATTCAAAACGCTGAAACAATGCTCCTGCGCTTCGAGGGCTTGAACGAAATCTTTCCGCAGGCATTACAGCTCACCACCGATTTAGCCGCCTCACTGGGAACGGATTTGACCAGCGCGGCGCGGATGGTGGGCATGGCGCTGGATGACCCCGAGGCGGGTATTGGGCGGCTCAATACGCAGTTCAGGATTTTTACCGCCGAACAGATGGATGTCATCAAGGCAATGGCGGCGTCCGGTGATGTAGCCGGCGCCCAGGCGCTGATCATGCAGGGCTTGACCGAAAAGGTCGGCGGCGCGGCGGCAGCATTTGGGCAAACCTTCGCAGGGCAGTTGGAAATTGCAAAAAACAAACTGGATGATGTGAAGGAAGTCATTGGCGGCGCTTTGCTGCCCGTCCTGACGGATTTACTCACGAAGTTCAGCGAATTTGTTACCAGTCCGGTTGTTACCGAATTTGTCGATAGTTTTTTGAATGGCTTTCAAAATGTTGATATTGCCGGATTTTTGGCAAACATCGATTGGAAAACTGCCAGCCAAAATTTATCCGACGGCATCAAGAATATAGATTGGGTGGCAGTGGGCAACGCCATCAGAACAGGACTCAATGCGGCACTGGTGGGTATCGACTTCCTGCTGAACACCGTCCTCAAAACCGCCATCCAGAACATTGACTGGGCGGCGGTGGCTTCCGCGATGGGCAGCGCCATAACTGGCATTATCGCGGGCGCTTTCGGTTATGTCGATTGGGACGCGCTGATGGTGGACTTCAAAAACGGCTTTGTTTATATCGGACAACAGGCGCTCACCGCATTGGCGTCAACATTTGGATATGATAGCTGGGCGCGTTTTGCGAATGATGTGAAAAACGGTTTCAATTATGTGATCGATACCATAAAGGACTTTCTTGGCATCTCCTCCCCCTCTACCGTCTTTGCCTCCATCGGGCGCGATATTGTCAACGGCTTGATTGCCGGTTGGGATGCAACAATCGGACAATTCCTGACCGCCATTGGCAACACCATCGAAGATATTGGAAGTCTGTTCGGGATTGACCTGTCCGGTTTGCTGGGCGGCGGGGCGTCTGCCTCGGGTTTGGGGACAGCCGGCGGCGGCACGGCAGGCGGAAGTGCGGGCGGCACAACCGGACCGCAAGGCGGCTCAAGCGGGTCAGTCATCAATAATTATTATGGTCCTGTGTATTTTGGCGCGGCAGGCGAACCGGGAGCCTACTATGACTGCCCGTCCCCGAATCCGCTGGTCGCCATGAGTGGGAATCAACTGGTGACAACAGGTTTCTAACATGGCAAACTTTCAACTTTACTCGTGGAACTCACTGGCAATCAATGACAGCAATCCGTTTATTTCGGTGTTTCCACCCGGACAGAAGGCGAATTTATCAGCCAATGCGGAGAGCGTTCCGCGCGCGGACGATGACCCGTTCTTATCAGATACGCAACTGACCGGACATGTGTTGGTGATCGAGGTATATATTGCCGCAGGGCAGAACATCGACACCGCCCGCGAAAATCTCAAGAAGTATTTCAATCCGCGCGACAAGACCCGCCACAATCTGATCGTCAAGGACGCCGCCGATTCAGACAAACAATATTATGTAACCGGCTTTGTAGTCGGCATTTCGCCGTTGGGATCTGCGCCCAGAAACGGCTTCAATGTGCGTTTTGCGGTGGAACATCAATACTGGCAACTGGTTACCGCCACATCGGACAACTGGGCGATCAGCGGGACGGGCGACACGCAGGCGCTGACCAACGCGGGCAATCTCAAGGTTCCGCCGCTCATCACCCTGACGCCGACCACCACGAAAGGCGCGGGCTTGTCCTACCGGCGCTGGGTGGCAATCTATAACAATCTGGATAAATCGTTCATCGCCCCGCTGGACATCACCGATGGCGGTATTGATACGGCGACCCTGACCACGACCAAAATGCAGGCAGACGGCGATGATTTCCGCTTTTGGCAGGATGGTTCCTTTACCGACCGCTGGCTGAGCGCGATGGATACCGCCAATACAAAATGCTGGACAAATTACAACCTCGCCGCGCGCAAGGAAGGCACGCTGCTGACCACTATGAATGATTCGGTGACCACGATTGCCTTTACGCAAACGCGCGCGAGTAAGTATTTTTTACAGGCTCTCAAACAGGTAGCCAATCCGGTTTTGTTGTTGGAAAATGAAGCCGTTACTTTTACGGTTGGGAATATTGATATTGTCAACTATCAGATTACGGGCGTTGTGCGCGGACAAAAAACGACCACCGCCGCCGCGCATACTGCGCCGATCACGGTCAGGCACATTGAGCACGATGACTGGATTCTGTATGGCGACAACACTCTCAGCGCCCCGGATGTGGACGATGATTACAAACCGATCATTGACCTGACTTCCACCAACGGCGCGTGGACGTGGACGAATTTCTTCGATGACAGCTCGCATCGCTCCGGGATGTGGGCGGGCGGCGTGGAGTCCTCAAAGACCGGCTTGTCGTATGTTTTTACGGGCGACGAAAATAACTTTGCAGACCCCTCCACCGAAATGGGACTGGCGCTTATTAATTACAGGGATGGGCGGGTGCAGTTCGAGGCGGGCGTGGTCGCCTGGTCTTTCACGCATCCCGCCGGGATAACCGATGTTGATTATGATGGCGAAAAATACACCACCTCCACAACTTCGTTTCCCGGCATAGTAGGTTTGCAATATCTCCAAAACAATACCGCCTGGTTTGCCGTACAAAACGAAGCCCTGCCAGCCTCAGCCTATACCTGGGAGGCGTTCAGCCATACGGTTTCCCTCAGCGATACATTCGATGCCATTCGCTTTGTGATAGACGGAGCATTAGACCCGATAACCAGTGAAATGGCGATGGCTCAATTCGATACAGTGACAACGACCCTGGACAGCGATAACCTGCCGACGATTGCCGTTGCAGCGGAGGCGGCGATCAATTTCTTTGATTTCAAAATCACGAATAACACGACGGGCGAATTTATCAAGGTGACAAGCCCCTGCCCCATCAATACGACACTCACAATTGACTGCGAGAATAAAGAGGCATATCTGGCAGACGGCACACGGGTCAATGTCATCCTATCCACCGACCGCGCTGACTGGCTGGATCTGGCGGTGGGATCGAACACCCTGCAATTCGATGATGTTGGCACTGTGGCAATTACGGGCGTGGTGACTCATCGGGACAGGGTGCTATGAAAAACATCCTGTTCGTTGATTGCCGCAAGAGGGATTGGACCAAGCCATCTAGTAGGGTGACGAACTCTCGAATGGTCTCCATGAATACTCATAAATCTCCCTGGTCCGATAATGAAAATAAACTCTGCATCACCGTCCACAACAGCCTGATACCATCCCCTCTCAGTTGGTTCTTTATCAGTCCATTGAAGCATAACATGATTACGCGAGGACTTGTAATCTGTTTCGATGCTATACGAATATTCGTCTGCAAAATTTTTATCCATGTCATTCCTTTTTTTTGTATGGATTATACACCATGACCTCCCGCATCCGCATCTTTGACCATAACTGCAAGCCACTGACGGAACTCTCTGGCGTTCCGACCACGCCGCGCGGGTGGATACTGAACAAGTTTTCGCGCTGTGAGTTTTCAGTAGGCTTCAACGCGCTGCTGCCGCAAGCCTCGCAGAAGTTCTCAGAGAAAAATTTTCAATACGGGAACCTGGTTCACATCGAACACCTGCCAACGACGAACTGGGATCTAGCCAAGCGCGGCAAATTGCCCACCTGGACGGGCATCATCCTGCCAGACCGGAGTTGGGATAACGGCGTCGGGCATGTGACCGCCTATTCAGCCGAGGCGCTCCTGGCTTTCCGCGCGATGCCGCACGTCAGCATCAAAGGGACACCGAAGGCGATATTTACCCAAATCCTTGACCATGTTCACGCCCGCACGCGCAACATCATCATCCAGCCGGGACTGTTGGACGATATGCCGATTACGATACCGGATGACCTGAAAACGAACGCCTATGACCATATCCTGAAATTAATATCAGCTTGCGGCATGGACTGGGACATCAGCGGGCAGATCGACGAAAAAAACAACCTGCAATTATTTGCCAATCTATACGCCCGTAAAGGCTACGACACAGACCTGACGCTCAACTCGACCAACACCCAATTACAGGGTCCGCTATTGTCCGAACAGGGTACGCCCTCCAATCAGGTGTTCGGATATTCGCAAGCCTCCACCGCTGAAAGCCGTTTTGGTCCACTGGAAGGACTGAACCAAGCTGCGTTTGATGATTACGGACCGCTGCAACTCAATCAAGTTTTTATCGGCAAACATGATCCGGCGAGCGTGGCGCGGGCGGCGCAAACAAAAGCCGACGAACGCGGACGTCCGGTAAAGATTTTCAAACGAATTGCGCTGGATATAAAAAAGACTTTCGACAGTCTGGATGTGGGCAATACCGCGCTGGTCAAAGAGACGCGGGTTGGCTTTCATCCAAACGGCGGGTACGGCTTTGAATCGCGTGTGCGGATATTGACGATGGATTACAACGACATGAGTAATAAAGTTGTCTTGAATATCGAGGTGCTGTAATGCCTTTACAAGTTGACGACGGCGGCGGCGGAACAACTACCAGCGTATGCAGTCCCTCACCTTCCGATCAGGTGGCGATACTCAACAACCTGATTTCGCGTATTGCAGACATCGAAAAATTTCTCTCGCAAATCGTCGCGGCAGATGTGTACGCGAGTAATTTATCCGAACTGGCGAAAGACCTGGGCAATGTCCTGAACGGGACGATCATACTGCCTTCGACCGGTTCCCCACTGGGGCCGGGCGGCAGTATTCCAGTCCCGCCCGATTTTAGCGGCACGGTTATCAGCGGGAATGTCATTACGACCTGGACGAATGGCGTGGTGAGTTTCGAGGTCACCCCGTCTGATGGCGCGACAACAGGCGCGGGAGTTAGAGATTATCTTATTTTAGAACCAGCATCTTCATCATTGTCCGGTTCTGGTTTAAATGAAACTGCTGATCTGTCGACTGTATTATGGTCGCTGGGGTCTACATTTGGCGTTGGTAATCTATCCACATCACAGATTGATATAAATCAGGACGGTGTATATCGTATATCTATTCAGATGCTTGTCGGAGCGCGAAGTACAAGCGGGTCCACATGGGTGTATGCCAGAGTCAGGGACGCTGCCGATACCACAATAAAAGAAGTACAGGATTTATTTGGACAAAATGCGTCGCCAGCCAATAACGCCAATCAAACATTTAAGATCAGTTTTACGTTTGTGGCGTTAGCTGGTTACGATGTGATCATAAGATATAACAACACATCAGGGACAATATACAATACCACCGCCAGTATAGTATCAATAGAAAAGATAGGCTAAAGGAGTATCTAATGGCAAATACACTTTATAACAAAGGGCGCGAGGGTTTTCTCGACGGCTCGATCGATTTCGACACGGACGACATCCGCATGATGCTGGTAAAGAATACCTATACCTTCGATAATACCGATCAATTTGTCGACGACATCACGCCTGCAACCAACGACAACGGACGCACCGCCGCTTTGGGTTCAAAGACTGTGACAAGCGGCGTGGCTGATGCGGCAGACACATCCCTGACTGCCACAGACGCGGACACCTGTGACGCGGTAATCATCTTCCAGCATACCGGCTCGGATGCGACTGCCCGTTTGATTGCTTATATTGACACCGCCACGGGACTACCCATCACGCCAAGCGCCAGCGCGACTGTCAATCTGGTTTTCGATGGCGGCGTCAACAAGATCTTCAAACTCTAGGAGCCGGTATGTATAGAAACATTGCAAAAATGGATACGGCTACGACCGGGACCGGGACGATTACGCTCGTCTCGGCTGTGGCTGGCTTTTTGAGTCTGGACGATGCCGGTTATGCAGATAACGAACTGGTTACATTCGTGATCGAGGACGGCACAGAGCGCGAGATTACACGCGGGAAATATGACACGACTGGTCCGACCTTGACGCGTGACAGGGTACTGGCTTCCACAAATAGCGGGTCGAAGATTTCCCTTTCCGGCAGCGCGACGGTTTTCGTGGGGCTGGCGGCGGAAGATGTGGTCAACGTCGACCCGGCGGGCTGGTTGTTATTTGCGGATGATTTTATATCCGGCTCGGCTGAAACCGGCGAGATTGGACAGTTGAATTGGATCATTACAACCGTCACGGCTGGACTTGGCTTTTCAGAGGCACACCATCCGGGTGTCATTCGCACATTCTATACCGGCACATCGAACGGCGCGGGGATGAGTTTGGGCGCGTCTTTGTTTTCGTGCGGCTCAATCGATGAGATGGTATTTATCGTACAGCCGCAATACACGGTTGCCAACACGACCAACTTGCGTTTCGGCGTCTCGGATACCATCGGCATCGGTTCGACCGCCCACGGCGCGTTTATTGAACGGCTGGCAGCCGACACGAGTTGGTACGGCGTGGTCATGAACTCAAGCACCGAAACGCGCACGACCAACCCGTTGCTGGCGGATGCGTCCGCCAATAATGCCTGGCATAAATTCAATATCCGGCGCATAGATGCGTCAAACTGGTCCTTTTCGGTGGATGATGGTACGCCGGAAGTTATCACCGGCGGGAATGTCCCTGATGATGCTGATTTGGTGTTTCCGACTGTCGCCCAATACAACACCAGCGGCGCGAACTCAAATGTCTGGCTGGTGGACTATTTCGATATTCGTATCCTGCCGAGGACTAGGTTCTAATGTTTGGTTTTGGCGCGTTTGGTGAATTTTCCTTCGGCGAATCAAGCGAGGCGGAACCTGGCGTAATTTCATTTACCGGTATTCCTTCGGCGGAAACATTTGGGACAATGGAGGTATTTACCGATAGCTATGTGATCGCGCCGGTTGCGATTGATTCAGCGGAGGATTTTGGGACGCTGATCGTTAGTGGGGACCTGAATACCATCTATCTGGGCGACCTTGCCAGTGCCGAGGCATTTGGGACAATGACTTTGCAGATTGTTTATAACGGAGTCAGCCGCGCGACCGGGCTGAGCGGCGGTAATCGCGGCGGAAGCTGGGTCGGACAGAATATCATTTTATGGGATGACGATGTCCCGATGGCGTGGGATGACGATGTATTGATCAGTTACGATGGAGGCGCATAATGACTTTATACGGCAGACGTATCAAAGGCTCGGGTGCAACAGAGAAAACAACCCTCGCAGGCACGGAGGCACTCCCCATTGACGGGACACAATACGCGCTTATCTCCTCCATTGCCGCCTATATCAAAACACTCCCGCAATCGCTTTCCAAACTGGCGGCGGTAGCTGTGGACATGAAAACGGCGGGAGCGACAACGCTTTACACCGTCCCGGCTGGAAAAACTTTATATGTCCATCATGTGTTGATTCGTGGGAACAGTGCGTCACTGGCGGGCGGTACTTCATATTCGTTCACGGACTGGCGGCAGACGGTTGATTTGTCCGGGATGACCGTCACGACTGGCTACAGAATATTACTCACCACCGATAATACAACATTTACGCCGATTGCGGCGGCGGCGGATTTTCAAATCACCGTCACAACCGGAGCGTCGGCGGCGTGTACGGCTACGATCGAAGTATGGGGTAGTCTGGTGTAGCCGCTCCCTCGAGCCTCCCAACGGTTTGCGTTAGTGGCGGGTGTCGCAGACATAACAACTAAAGCGCAAACCACTATTATGATAACCACATTTCGCGCAAGCCCACCCGCCGTCAACTGCACGCTTTGTTAGAAGGCACTCATTGGTATAAGAAACCAACTTTTTATAGTCGTTCGCATCTGCGCCCACTTCTGGCTCACGAATGATAGACCAGCCAAACGGCAAAACTTCTTTTTGCCAACGCTGAAATTCTTCCCAATACAACGGGCGTAAGAAGGTTTCTTGCCACATCCAACCAATGAGACGAATATTTTCCATAAGCATCCTTCTAACGGCTTGCGTTACTGGCGGGGCGTATCAGAGCCGCAGTTATCGCAATAGACAGAACGCTCTTCTAGCAAAGAATTGCAGAACGGGCAACGGCGTAGCCCCGTCCAGTGCACGCTTTGTTCGGCGGCGTTTCGTAATTCAAGTGACCCGCGCAGGCGTTTGATTTGCTTATGCAAATCTTTGATTTCATTCCGCGCCCACGATAGCGGATCGACACCAGTTTCGGCAATCTCGTCATCCCAACCAAGTTCACCGAGCAATTCATCAAAGCAGAATTGCAAATCTTTTATCGTTGGCGGCTTAGTTGAAGTTTCACGCCGAAACCGTGACGGATAATCTTCGCCATGCAAGTCAGCCCATTCTTTGAGTGACATATTTTTTACCTTTCTCTCGGCTGGCAAGGAAGCCGCCGAACTATGTTTTGATACCTTCCCCGGCTTGCAATCTGCTCAACTCTTTTTTAGCGAGTTCGTGCATGATGATCGTCATATTTTTGCCGGTCATGCCTTTGATGAGCCGCAGGATCGCAAGTGTCTCGTGAAGGATTTTTGTGGTAGTATATTTCATGGGGGTAACATTACACCCGCGCCGCAATCCTGTCAATAGTAATATGAGATACATTTCAATATCCGTCAATATTGGAACGGAACTACAATAATTCCACGGTGTAAAGCATTGAGCCACACGGTAGATCGTGTGGCTCTCGTCGTTCGGATAAAAAATAAGTGTCGTCTCTCCGACTGTCAAGCCTGATTCTGCTCTTCTGCTTCCCGGCTTCCTCATAGCGCGATTATAAAAGACAGCAGTCCCTCCACCAACTTCTTCCGCTGTTGAGGTGGGCTCTCGTTTGCATCTTTCGATACACGGAAGAGAGGAATAAAATAATTATAATGATTTCAAAGCAAAAGTCAAGTACCAATTACAATAATTCCACAGTTATGATTTTTTGGGGGGTGACGGTCATGCGGACGACGCGCGAGAGTTGGAAGCGCACGATGGCGGGATCTCGGGCGGTGATCCATTTCGGGAAGTCGGGGTCGCGCACAATGTCTTTGAATGTCTGGTACATTTCGACACGCTCCACATTTTGACGGGCGGCGAGTTGTTTCTGCCGTTCCTCGTCCTGCAATTCGGCTTCGCGCGCCAGCAGGGTTTTGCGCTTTTCGGCAAACTCGCTGACGGTGTACGCGCCGGCGTCGTTTTCTTCATCGAGGCGTTTTAGGCGGCGGCGGGTGGCAGCCAGCTCCCGGTCGAGGTAGTCGCGCGTGTCGTGTTGGTCGCGGACGGGCACCGGTTCGTCCGTCGAGAATAATTGGATCAGCTGCTGTGTAACTTGCTGGTCGGCTTTTTTGGCGCTCAGGTGGACGTGGGATTGGGGACAGCGCCAGTATTTTCTAACGTCACGATATTTGTCGTAGCTGATCAGCAGCGATTTGCCGCAGACGGAACATTTCAGCAGGCTGGTGAAGTTGTAGTCGTGCCGGGTGCGGTGGCGGGTGTGGCGGCGCTCGAACTCGTCCAGAATTTTCAGGTGGGTGTCATAACTCCAGATGGGTTCATGTGACCCATCAAATAGTTCAACGTTCTTGTTCGCTATGTAGCGCTCCGTGGTTTTGTCCAGGTGTCCACGCGCGAGGTACACCTTCCCGGCGTAGAACGGATTTTTGAGAATGTAGATGACGGGTCCCTGATGCCACTTGCCGCCAAAGCGCGGACGAACGCCGGTTTCGGTGGCAAGCGCGGCGATCCGAAGGGTGGACAGCCCGGACAGGAACCAGCCGGGGAATTTGGTGAGCAGCGCGGCGATGCCGGGGACGAGTTGGGCCGCGCCATCCACTTTGACGTAGCCATATGGGGGACGTTTGGCGTATTTTCCATCTTCAACGCGTTTCTTGATGCCGGTCTGCCAGGCGTCGTTAATTTTGGCGATGCGGTAGATCTGGTTCTGCTGGGCAGAAGTGATCATGCTCGGGACGGATATGTCGGTTCCGGGCTGGTAGGATTCGGGCGGGTAGATGAGGGTGGGTTGTTGGACAGAATATAGCTGTTTGTTATATTGGCAGAAGTAGTAGTAGATCATCATCCCCAGGGAGCCGAGGCGGTCGTAGTTTTTGACGATGAGCACGTCGTAGGTATGGATGGCGTTCATGCACTCGCGCAGGGGCGGGATGTCGGCGAGCGCCCGGGACCATTCCCAATAGGCGGTACGGGAGTAGCCGTCGATGATGTATTCGCCCGCGAAGGTGTAGCCCATTTTTGCGCCGGCTTCGCGGGTGAGTTTGAGTTGGGACGGGATGGAGGCTTTGTCGATCTGTTCGTCGGTACTGACAGCGGCTAGGGTGGCGTAGCGCAGGGACATCTATTGCAACCACGTCCACGAACCGCAGCCCTTGAATTGAACCTGAAACGCATCAACCGGAATGAACGCTGTCCCACCTGCCTGCCCGAAATGATTATTGATAATGTCGCCCGTCGCCGTGTTGACTGACCAATAACAATCGGCGGCGCTTCCATCATTGCGCCATACTCCCGGCGCAATATCCACATTCACCAAATAAAATCCATCGCCCCTCTCCCCTTTCAATTTGGCTTCGGCTTGTTTGGTAGCCAGCGCAGAAACGTCAACCGTCGCCGTGGGTGGACCCGGCGTGTCGGTGATCGTCGGTGTGAACTCAGGCGTGGCTGTATTTGGCGGGAATGTTGCGGTGATGATCTGAACGACCACCACCGTTTCGACGCGGGCGGTTTGTGTGGATCCAGCAACAGGCGCGGAGCCAGGGCGGAACAGGCAGAATAGGATAACAACAAGCGATAAGACCGCGATGATGGCGAGACGGGTCGATTGCTTATTCATAGGTGACGCCTTTCACTTGTAACAGTACAGCTGCAAACAATTTACGATGATGGCGATATTAATTGTTTCCCACTAACTAACCGATGACTCTTTAAATAAAAAGAGCGCCATGGAAAGAAGCGCTGAACGCAAGCGGGAGCCGCCGATCCAATGATAGCGACCGGGAGGTGCGGCATGAAAGATGCTAAACGCAAATTGAACTCGTTCCAGAAAGATGATTATTTTTAGCGAACTGTTGTAAAACCTCAACCCCGTGTCTGTTAGTTGTTTGACATTCTGCAACATGGTCAAGTACCTCCTAACTCTAAATGGTGCTTTACTCGTTTTCCGTCGCTGCCCTATTTTTCGTCACCTGACGTTTTTTTGATCCCCCTCCCAACACTCGTAAGATTTTTAGTGCAGTTTCCCGATTCTCTGCCCCTTTGATCTGCTTGAATAAATGTTCCGCTTCTTCCTCAAGAGAATCCCGCTCGGATTTGGGAGGAAGCATATCAGCGTGACGGTAAACTGTCTCAATGGTTACACCAAAAGCGCGGGCAATTTTTACCATCGAATCGGCATCAGGAATCCGCCCTGTAAGATAATAGCCAATTGATTGACGGCTCAATTTTGATTTACGAGCTAAGTCTGCATTTGACCATTCGCGTTCTTTCAGTTCATCAGATAGCCACTGCGAAAAGTTCATGGGGGTATTGTAAATCAAATGTGATTCACCTAGATAACCAATTTGTTCACAGACCTTGACAAGCTAGACTTGTCATGTTACCATACGCCTATGAACAAAAAGTACACTCAAATTACCAAGAAAGATGAGGCTGCTTTAGCCATGTGGAAGCAACAGGACGAAGAACTCCGACAGAAGCGAAGTGAACTAATGTATCGCTTTTATGTGTCGGGCATGAGCCAGCAGCGGATTGCCGAGATTTACGGCTGTTCCCGTCAGTTCGTTCAGCAGGAAATCAGCAAGTACGTTATGGAAGATCAAACGGTGACAGCATGAAACAAATCCCTCTCAATAAAGGTAAATTTGCGTTAGTCGATGATGAAGATTTTGACACCTTATCGCAAAAGAAGTGGTTTGTGAGCACCGATGGATACGCTGTTCGTCAAGACACAAAGAATGGCGCACACCTTCACGTTCGGATGCATAGAGTTATTGTGAACGCCCCGTCTGCCATGCAAGTGGATCACGCTGACGGAAACAGACTCAACAATCAAAAATCAAATCTCCGTTTGGCTACCAAAGCAGACAACATGCGCAATAGAAAAATGCAAAGAAATAATACAAGTGGATATAGAGGAGTTTTTAAAGCGGGAAGCAAATGGGCAAGCGCAATATGCTTTGAAAATAGATTGATAAATCTTGGTTACTTCACCGACATCCTCGACGCCGCCAGAGCCTATAACGAAAAAGCCCGCGAACTCTTTGGCGAATTTGCCAGACTGAACGAGGTCCCCGAATGACCGCCACCTGGGAACAAAAGCAGTTGATGCTGGACGTGATGGAATTTTTGAAGGCATGGAAGTTGGAAAACGGCGAACAGAGCGATCAGCAAGTAGCGGTCAGCGATCAGCCGGAAGTAGCGCCAGTGGAACTGGCAGAAGTGGAAATAGCATGACCCTCCAACACAGCGCACGTTTTCGCGCCGGACTGCCGCTGGCTGGACTGGTGGACGACGAACCGACGCCGGAAATCCTAGCCGAGGCCGCGATCCGTGCCGCCGAAACGCTGGCACGCTGCAAGGCGGAACAGGCACCCACCGAAGTCGAGCGCGACGAAGAACTGAAACAGCGCCAGCAGATCCTCATCATGAGCTACCGCGAAATCTACGACGAACTCGAAGCCATTGGCGAGAAACTGCGCTTCAAGACCGCAGCAGAACGCCAGACGATCATGACCGGCAAAGATTTTGCCAGAATGGAATAAACAGAATGAGCCATTACGATTACGAAATCTCAAAAGAAATTGCAACAAAACCGTTTTACGCAATCATTATGGCGGCAATGCGCCGCGCTGATACAAAGAACGCCGAAGCACTCAAGGCGGCGTTTCCTGAAACGTGGGAAGAACTGAAAGCACGCTATGACGCGCCCGGCGGTTGCCTGACTGAAAGGGAAATGGAATTACTCATGGAACGATACGAAGCAGGAAGATCATGAACACCCCCACCCAGCGCGACCGCCTCGAAGCCCGCGCGCGCTATCTCAACTACATTCTGTCATCCGGCGAACAGGTTGGACGACTTGGAATTGTCGCTGAACTCAAGAACGTCGCCACACAGTTGATGGAACTGCAAGCCGGAGATCATTTCACACAGGCGCAGGGCGACACGCTGGCGAAGATCGTATGCAGGGATATTGGCAATCATAGCAAGGTGGCGGCGTTTTTGCCGCCGGAAAGCGAGACGAAATGAACTCAAAAATGTTTGCCAGCTTGGAAGAAGCCATGAAGAAATGGATGAACAAATGTATTGAAACTCAAGAATATCAAAGCCTTGATTTTCACTGTCCCGCCAATATCGAATTGCGAATGGCGGAAGCTGCAAAAACTGTGTTCGACATGGCAGTAGAAGCCTCGACAGAAGCCGAGGAGAACTCGAAATGAACATCCTGATCCTTTTCCTGAAATCGTTATGCAACAAACTGACGGACGCCGAGCGCGAATTTATCGCGGCGCTGGTGGCTTTTGCCGACGAGCAGAAAGAAGCGGTGCAATCATGACCCCGAAAGACTTCAACAAACACCCGTATGGCAGCGTCTTGCAAAACAGCGAAAGCGAAACTGTTGCGAGAAACATAATGGTCATTCTTTTCAGAACTGGCAATGCCTTCCGCTTGCTTGAGTGGAACGAATACAAAGAGGAACGGCAGAAGGACGGAAATTTCACCGAATCCGAAAAGAAATATTTTGACCGCGTTGCTGGATTCTGCGTATCTGCCGAGAGTGCAAAAGCGTTTTGCGAAGGATGGGCATGATGGAAACCGACCGCTATGTTATCGACCTGTTAAAGCGCGTCAAGGCGTCCGAGATCGTTCCGCTGTCCCCGCCGCCAGTGCATGACGCAGAATGGTTCAGCGAGCAGATCGCGGAAGCGCAGGAAAAAGCCTGGCACATTGGCGACGCGCCCATTTTTGGAAGTGCAAAATGGTTCGAGGATGTGCCGGAGGTGAAGTACTAATGGACGCCCTCAACGAACAATTGGCGCGCAAGACTATCAAGCGGTACGCCTGTTCGATCTGCTGGGGAGAACTTGAATTGCGCCCCGCCATTCATTTGGAAGGCAATTTTTATTTTGTGGTTTGTAAGAAGTGTCAGGACGACACGCGTGGATATGTGACGCAGTACTTTGTCAACCGCCGCCGCGGAGAAAGTGAGTTCGAGAAACTAAACGTAACCATCTTAATGCGTAGACTTGGATACCTGGACAACCCTCTCAAAGGGGTATCGCGGGAATCTATTATCAAATCACTTGGATACTAAAGGAGAATATTATGCCAATTAAAGGACTTACTGACAGAGGGCTTGCCTTCCCTGAGATCGGACAGATCCGCAAAGGCGCGAAGAAACCCGAGGACGGCAAACGCCCCGGCGCAGACTTGACTTACTTCCGGGTCGAGTTCGACGAGCAGGAACCCAAGACAGCGGAAGCCTTCAAGAAAATCTACGGCGAAAAGCCGGTGTTCATCCGCATCATTTTCCCGTTCAACGAAATCGAACAGATGTGGGATGCCTGGTACGAAGCCTATACAGCCGGGCGCATGATCGCACGTTCGGATGGCGAGTTTATCACCTACATGCTGGACGCCCAGGGCGAGATCATTGTGCATAACGGTATTGGACCAGATGGGCAGCGTATGCCGCATCCCGAAAACGGAATTGCAGGGAATGATTACAAAGGCAACGCCGTGAAATTCAAGCCGACCGGACGCCTCAAGGTAATAATTCCTGAACTTTCCCGCGCTGCTTATCTTACCGTGATGACTACCAGTGTTCACGACATTGGAAACATCAGCGCACAGCTTGCAGCGTTCAAGGAATTGAATCAAGGGCAATTGGCGGGCATCCCCTTCCTGCTGCGACGCCGACCCAAAGCCATCTCAACCCCCAGCGGCGACAACGGGCAACGCGCCCGCCGCGTCAAGTGGTTGATTTCGATTGAAGCTGATCCCGAATGGGTCAAGGCTAAACTGGGACAGGTTCGGGCGCTTGCCATGCCGCATATTGACGAAAGCCTTTTACTACCGACCGGCGACGTGGAACAGGGTACCGAGATCGACCTTGATGAGGATGAGGTTTCTGAGTTCGAGGTCCCCGTCGACGACGCGCCTGTTGATATTGAGATCATTGACCCTCACGGGCAGTGGGCAGTGGATTATGCCACAAAGGCATGGAACACAGACAAAGCCACGACCGCGAAAGAACTCTGGAAGAAGATCACCGGGAACCGCATTGACAAGAAAGAGTTTATTGAGATCGTGCAAGGCTAGGCTTTTCCAGCCTCGCTAGGCGTCAGTCCGTATCCATTCGGTAAACCGGCGAGGCTGATAAGCACATTCTCCTTTTGCCTCCCGCCCGCTGAACTCGTAGTTCCGACGCTTTGTGTCGGCGCGCTGATGATGACAGCGGCGCGGGAGGCGCAAACAGAAACGAGAAACGAAATGGAAAAAAGAGTATTGCTGCAATACCTGATTGATATATCCGACATAACACCCGAAAAGAAACGGGAAGCGACCGAATACCTGAACAATCTTTGGAATGTTCAGCGCGATTTGGTACTGCTCGAACAGGCGGCACGGCTCGTGACAACCATCAAAGCCAACAACGAACCCGCCTATAAACTATTCGACGCTATCGAGCAACTCGCCGCCCTGCTGCCATAGGCGCAAGGGCAAATCTGCAGAAAGGAGCCGACATGAAAAACGAAACGAAAGGCAAGTACAACGTTCAAGCAGAAACAAAAGAAGCACTCGAAATGTTTGGTAAGGGCTATGAACCAGCCATTGAAATCGAATCGGCTCGCACGGTCACCGAGCGCAGAAACGGCAAACTGATCGAAACCGAACGCGCTGCATTTGTCAAAATTTACACCACCTTCAAGGACGAACTAAAAACCATCGAAGGTGAAGATTTGAAGGTGTGGCTGTATCTGGCTTTGTCTGTCAATCGCTTTACAGGCGATGCTCGCCCAGGGCTTCGCAAGATCGCCGAAGATACTGGAATGGCAGTCAATACAGCCCGCGCCGCCATCGACAGACTTGAGTCAAAAGACTTGTTGGACGTCATCAGAAACGACGGAATTCAGAATTGTTACCGCCCATCTGACTACGTTTCTGTCAAAAAAGAGACTGTATCAAAAACTGATACACCTGCCGGAGCTGTATCAAAAACTGACACGACTGTATCAAAAAATCGCCGAGCTGTATCAAATCAGTACCGTAAATCTGCACAACTAGAGGAACTAGAAGAACCAGAAAAAGAAGCGGCTACGCCGCGCCTTTCTTCTTCTGAACTTGAAGAAGTCAAAACCGAAGCCAACCAAACTGTTGACGGCTTCTTGGAGAATGAACGCAGGATCGCGGAACTCAAGATACAGGGTAAGGTCTGGCGCGGGCGTGAGTTGTGTATGCCGCAATACCTACCGTATGGTGACTGGTGGCATGAAAAGACGCAACAGCATATGTATGGTGCCAAAGGCAAGGCGAAAGTCAACCCGGAATGGCTGAAAGCCTTCAAAGAATTTTACGAGAACGAGATACCCATTTCGGTACTAAACGAAACCTACGATGCCGAAATTGCGTGGAAGAAAATCATTTCCAAACCGTCTGAGTTGGTCGCCAAAGCCAAGGCTATAGCCGCCCTGCCAGCCCCCAAAGCCGAGGCGAAGGAAGCCAGAAATATATTTGATCCATTATTGGATTTTTTGCAACGACAAAGAGAGGTAGTCACGAATGAGTAATGTAAAAAGTTTCAACGAAGTTGCCGCAGAAATGTCGGCTGGAAGAAAGAATCCGGGCATTGTACGAGACTGGCGAGAACTGATTCCGTCTAATTCGCGCTGGTTTCCCGGTTGCCCTGGGCAGCCTGAGTGTAAAACCTGCGAAGGCACGGGCTATTTGCGGATTGGAAATTTACCAGTTGGTCATCCTTATTTCGGTCAGATAGTTTTGTGTGATTGTGTGAGGTTTCGATGACCGACACCCTTACCGCCCGTTATATCGAATTATCTATGACGCAGATCATCCCCGATATAGCTTTGTATGCCATCGAATGGATGAAACTGGCAGCCGACGCAGAAGCGCAGGGGCGCTTTTCGCTGGCTGGCATGTGCAGATCGCGCGGCGACTTCTACGCCCATCAGGATTACGGCGAATATATCCGATTGATCGAAGGCAGTTTTTCGGAACTATTACGAGTGGACGAACTAGCCACTGTGGAAAGTGAGTAGACATGGAAAATAAAGCCGTCAGCGCACAGCCGTCAGCGTTGGATACGTTCCTGGAACAGCACGAGCATTTATGTGGACTGAATGACGCATACTCACAGTCTGGTTGCACATGCGGGCGCGATGGAGCTATCGACGAACTATCCGACCTGCGCGTGCGCCTGGCACGTGCGGAGGCGGTACCCGCAAAACTCATGGAATTGGCGCAGGCTGTACGAGATAACAATCACGGAAGCGTCAGCCTTGCCAGTGTCACGATGGAATTGGAAGATTTAGCCGCTGCGCTGAAAGGGGGGCAGGGATGAAACCAGAACACGACGCTTGGGATTGGAGCGCAATCGGCGCGGAACTCGAAGAGACCTGTGAACACAACAGCGGCATTACGGTTTTTGAGTTGGGCAGATTTTCAATAACGCTGTGTACGTGGTGGTGTCGTGGATTTGTTTTTCACTGGAAGAATAGACGCGGAATTACAAAAACCCTGTTTGTTATCAGACCGCCGAAGGAGAATTTATGAACAGAAAATATTTTGAATGTACTGGTGCGCGGAAAAATGAACTCGTGTCTGGTCGAATTTCAGGATGGATTCATAGTGGTGACAAGTAGAAATTTTATGCGGAAGGTGAAATCATGACCAAATGGGCAGTGTATTTCTACGATGATGAAATCCCGGCGGGCTATGTATGGGCGGACACGAAAGCCGAGGCGCTGGACGACGCCCGGAAAGAATACGGCGAGGATGTGTATGTGCTGAAAGCGGAGTATGCATGATGTTTATCCCCGCTGAAACAAAAACCGTATGGCGTCAACGTGCCAGACGCGGCGCACTATCGAAACTCAAGAGCCTATTGGAGTTCCGCGAAATGATAGCGGACTACAAAGCGGAGCATGTTTTGATGGAAGCCTACAAAGAAGCTGCCGAGGCGATGCTGATCGCGCCGGAAACCTTACGCGATGACATGGGCAAGATACGGGAATACAGCCGTGAAAATTTGGTGCGTTGGCTTTCCAGTGGCTTGAGCTTTGACCATCTGGAAACTGCCAATCGGCTGGCAGAGGCGGCAAAGAAAACGCCCGCGCAATTGCTGAACGAAGCCATAGACCCCGGTAATGCAACCGGCGAAACAATGACGGTGGATGAATTGGCGGTGTATGCGATTGGGGAACTTCCCCACAATTCGCGCCGCGCCGTGATTCAGATGACCATCATGTTTGACAGATTGCGGAAGTTCCCCACTCGTTTCAAGTGGGATGAAATCAAGACCGGGCGCTTTACCGACTGGCTTGATCTGGGAAAGGAGTTTTTATCATGAACATTATCGAATGGATGGTATCCGAGAAGTACGCCAAGAACGAATTTGCGGCGTCGCATATCGCCAACGGCTTGAAACTGTCCGAACTGCACGGCAAACTCGAAGCGCAGCAGGCGCGCGTGAAGTTGTACCGTGCCTGGCGCGATAGCCAGGTGTTCGGCAAAGACACGGCTGCCTGCTATGCAAAAGCCATTGCCGGGGAGCGCGTGCCGGAACTGGCGCTCATGGCGCAGCCGGAAGGGGAGGCGCAATGAATACATGGGCTGATTTACACGGTGAGGACGGAGACTTTATCCCGTTCCGTCCGTCCCGAACTGCAAAATGGTGCGTGAACTGTCAGTGTTGGGTAGAACGCGCCGATATGAAACGCTGGAGTGCTGACGGCTCGATTGTTCATTTTCTATGTGATGGATGTGACGCCGATTTGGAAGAACCCGAGGTGGTGGAACGAGCGACTATTTAGATCACATGTATGAACGCATCGCAGAACTGCAATTGTTACTCGATGGCGCACAAAGTCTTGCAGAAGCCGACTGGATCAACGAACAAATCCGTAAGATCGAGGAAGCAATTGACGAGTTTATCAAGGAAGTTGGTGAAGAATGACTATTGAAATTGTGAAATACGGTAAATGGACAGACTTGGACGAAGTATTGCACGACGCCAAAGAGCAATACGGCAATGTCGGCGCAATGGCTTACAGGGTCAAGCAGGCGACCAAGGAACTGGAAATATTGCGGATGGATTTGGACGAAGCCGCACGTTGTTTGGAACGTGCCATAGCGTTTGTGCACGATAACTATGGCGAAGATAGCGAAGCGTTGGCAGATATACAGACAGCCACTTGGAAAGCAATCGTGAAATCCATTCGAGAGCGCAATGAAAACAAATAAAACACTCATCAAGGAACTGCGTCAGGAACTTCGCTACCACCAAACAATGGTACGCGTGGATATTCGCGCCGCGAAATCTGGCATGAAGAAATGCAAAGAAATTGCCGCAAAGATGCGCGTATTGCAGGCGACATCATGACCAAATACCACGCGAAGAAAACGACGCTGGACGGCATTACCTTTGACAGCCTGATGGAGGCGCGCAGGTACGGCGAGTTGAAACTGCTGCTGCGAAATGGCGAAATTGATCAACTGGAAGTTCACCCCGTCTACCCACTGGTGGTGAACGATAAACGGATCGGCAAATATATTGCTGATTTCAAGTACATGGAAAACGGACGGGAAGTTGTGGAAGATGTGAAAGGTGTTTTGACGGCAGTGTATCGGCTGAAGAAGAAACTCATGCAAGCGATATACGGCACAAACATATTGGAAACGAAAGGATAACCCGATGAATGTTGTACTGCTGTTCCTGTTGTTTTTGTTTTGCTCATGGTGCCTTGACCAGCACCAACACGCGGAAAGGATTGATCTGTGAAGGCGATTACTCTCACTCAACCGTGGGCGACACTGGTGGCTATTGGCGCAAAGAAAATCGAAACTCGCTCGTGGAACACAAACTATCGCGGTTCGTTGGCTATTCATGCAGCGAAAGGATTTCCGCAAGATGCACAGCATATATGTTTCAAAGTACCGTTCCGCGATTATCTTTGTGACTATGTAGCACTCAACGAAACGTATTTAGGTAAACATAAATTCCCATTGGGCGCAGTCATCGCCACGTGCGAATTAATAAACGTAGTCCGTATTACGCCATTCCACGAACATCGTTTACCTAAAGAGCCAGAATATTCCTTTGGAGATTATTCAACTGGTCGTTATATGTGGCTTCTTGAAAACGTTGTAGCCTTGCCTGAGCCAATACCTACGAAAGGTGCGCCAGGGCTTTGGGATTGTATTTTATCCACGGAAAGGATTGATCTATGAAAGCCAAATTTTACACGTTCGTCTTGAAAGCGTTCTTTGTGCTCGGCTCGCTGATCGTGCTATTTGGCATCAGCGCCGCCGTGTTCCTGGCATTGGCGGCGAAATGAGCGGGCTTTTCGGTGATCGGGAGGTCGTGGTCGGCAAGCCGCAGTCAGACCTTTGGAAAGACCGCATCAATGCCGAGCAGGAGGATCCCGCCAACGCCGCCCCCTGCACCGGCGGACCGATATTGTCATATCGGGAACACATCGCCATTCATGGCTTGCCCGGTGTGCGTCATCACCATCCGCGCGGCGATAAAGTGGATGAAGTGATCGGAACCGTAACCAGCCCCATTACCGCCCCCACCGCTGACCTGATGGACGCCATCGGCTTTACGGGTTGTCTCAAACTTGTTGGAGTTGTGCTGCTGCTCGCTTTGCTTGGATTGGCGGCACTGCGATGAAGCAGCGCATATTCCATCAACCCTTTACGAACCCGGTCACCGGCGAACGCGGCGAGCGGGCGCTGTTCGAGGTGGACGGGCATCCGGTCCAGGTTGTGCGCGTGGACGGTGACGCGGATGCGCTGGTCAAGGTGGATGACACCCTCAAGCGCGTGGATGCCGGCGTGGTGCAAAGGCTTTTCGATTTTCTGAATCGGAGGCACGCATGAAAGCCGCCCTGCTATTCGTTACCGCCGTAGCCGTGTGGCTGTTGGCGAAGTTCAGCCGGTTCGTGCTCGAGCCGGATTATTTGAGAGTGAAGAAAGGTAGAAACTGATGAATAATACAAAAGGCACAAAAGATATTTTCGGGATTGCCGTCGAGATCATCATGGCGGTGATCGTGTTCTGGTTCATGTGGAGCCAGAGTCTTGAGTTTTTCACGTTCGTATTCCCCGCAGACCGCTGGTATCTGGCGTGGCTCGGCTTGGGGCTGACCGGCGGCGGCTTGATTGGCTACTTTATCATCCTGAAGCGCGGACGCGCCAACACCCCTGCCAAGCGCTTTATTACTCTCACCATGCTGGTTGTGTGTCTCGTGGGCGAACTCGCCGCGGCAGGTTTTGGGATGCAGGTCGAAGCCATCACGAAAGCGGGGCAAAAAGTCAATCCCGAGGTGATCGACCTCATGGTCAATGTTGTGCGCGGCTTGGGTCTGTTTCATGGGCTTGCGCTGATCGGTTTTTTTGGCTGGGACGACATCGCCGCGGCATGGAACGACAAGAACGCCAACGGCATCCCTGATCGTCAAGAGCAGAAATCGAAGAACATCCAATATCAGCCGCACCGTGACAACCACAACCAGCCGATCCGCAACTTCAACGCAGACACGGAGGAGCCGGATTTTCCGCGGGCGGCGAAGCGGAACGAGTAGCCGAGCCGCCGGTCATGGAAACCGGTCATGGATGGACTGACAGCGCGTTAGAAACCATCCATGACCTACTGGAAGAACTGGAAACCGGTCATGGACAGACAGAAACGCGGTCATGGACAGAAGGAATACGGTACAACGCCCAATGTGACGGCGGAAACCATTACCTCTACAAAATGGACAAGACCGCCATCAACCCTAAAACCGGTCATGGATACTCAAAAGGACGCATATATGCAGGAACATTCGAGAGCGCAAGAGAAAAATGCCCAGCCTACGCCGCCAATTGGCAAAGTAAACATATCTGCCGTGCGGGAAGGTCTGGCGATGGTCATGGACGCGATGCGGGTCTTACAGACAGCGGGAATAAAGATGTCAGCCGCCAAAATATTGACAAGCCCGTCCGGTGGCAAGATTTTACTGTTCCCCATGATTGAAGTACCCGGTCATGGACTGGGGATTTTGGTCATGGACAACGGCAAAGCTACATTTACGGTAGATGGTGTTTCGGTCATGGAAGCCGCGCCGGTCATGGAAAGCGAGAAAAAATGACAGAAACAGAAATAGACGATTTCCAGCAAGCCTTACGCGAGCGCAAATATCGAACTGGCTATTACATGTTAGGAAAGCCGAAACAAAAATACTATTTTGATTTGACTTTTGATAGTTGGCATGACGCGCAGAAGTTTTCTGTAGACTTCAAGAAGTCATATAGTGATCCGAATGTGGTTGTTTTTGTGGAGCCGAAATGAACCCAATAGAAAACCTGATTTTGCAATTTGAAGATATGTGCGGCGAAAGCGATACAGAACTCGGAAACGAGTGCCGCGCATATTACGAGAATCTACTTGCGCTGATTGAACGGGCGTTTCCGTATGTTGACGATATGGTAGGCGTGGCATCGGAAGCCCGTTATTTGCTGTCTGAAATGAACTATGTTTTAGAGAGGAAGTAAACATGAAAATAAAAGAATTTCTCGAATTGCCCATCGGTTTATACCGTTTGTTTTGGAAAAGCGGCGGATGGTCTACGGACGCCGGAACTGAGCGCGCCCGTCGTGACGGGGCGGAAGGTGACGCCATGACAGACGAACAGAAACTCAAAGCGATTGCATTGGGTAAATGCGTAATGCACCCCGGCACAAGCCAGAAACGTTTCGCGCAATCCATGAAACTGCTGGCAGAGACGAACGGCGAGATCAGCGAAAAGCAATCCGCGTATTTGGACCTGATGATCCACCGCTACCGCCGCCAAATTCCCAAGACGCATAAACGCTTTTGCAATTGCCCGGAAGCGCAAGAAGCCAGGGCGCAAATGGAATTGAGTAAGACGTAGGAGCGCGATGTTTGCCCAACTCAACCCCAAGCAAGGCTGTATGGTGATTGCGTTGGCGGTTATGTTTGTGGTGTGGCTGATCTTCATCCTGCCGCACCCCTAGGAGACGCTATGCTGAACAATGAAAAAGTTGCCGAACTGGACGAACTGACGGACACCCAGCGCAAGATGCAAGCCATTATGCGCCATGAGATCCGGGCAGCGCTGTGGAGCGAGGGTCCGCAGATATTACAGCAGGAACTTTCCAAGTTCTTTCGTCCGGCGGTGGATGCGCTGCGTTATCTGCTGGGGCAGCAACAAAAGAAGTGATATAATTACGTCGTTCAAACAATTTACACTTTAGGCAGGGAACTGCCTAAAGGACTTGTGACTAAGGAATTAGCCACTTTGCCAGCCGAAGCGAATCGGTTGCGCGAAGTGGCGTTTGTGTTTTAGGTAACCCAATAAATCAAGGAGTATCCATGAAAAAGTTTCTCAAAGTTTTGTTTGTCGTGCTTTTGCTTGCGTTTGCGCTGACCGGCTGTGTCGCGCAAGGCTTTGTCAGTCTGCCGGATGACGTGGTAACAGGAATCAATGTCGTGATCTTGTTTGGCGTCTCTTTTGCCATTGCCTATCTGATCGCGTTGGTTCCGTTCCTGGCGTTTCTCGATCAGTTTCGTCTACCGCTTGCCGCCGCGATTGCAACCCAACTGATTGACGTATTACAAAATGCAGTCCCTGATCAGTACGGCATACTCGCTATCCATGTGCTCCGCGCGGTACTGGCATTACTCGCCCTGCTTGGTGTAGGGTTCCAGTTAAAGCGCAAGGGCGTCATTTAGCGATGGGGAAATCCACCTGCTGCCCACGTAGCACGCCGCGAACTCAAATGTCGGCGTCCGGGCAGCAGGGCAATCCATTATGAAAAAGATACTCAAATTTTTTTATCTGACGTTTTTCAGGAAAATACTTTGGGCGTTGATTGATTTTTGCGAACGTCGCATTGGTGATAGATGAAAAAGAAAATCGTCCGGATCTGGTGTGAGCCGACTGAACACGAGCAAGCTGTCGTCATGTCTTGCATGATGGCGGGCCTGGTGGTGGCGTCTGCCAATGTCAATACGACGGCAATAGCGTATGTGTTGCGGGTGCTGTTCGGATGACGCCCATCTCCCCGCTATACCCCGCCGCCCTCGCTGCGTTTTGCGGCCTTGCGTTCTTGTGGCGCTTCTTTCTGCTGCATGATCGCAATTGGTTTTATATCGGGCGGGCGTTCGGTTATGGCGTGCTGGTTTGGTATTACGGCTGGGCATTTCAAAACCTCGAAAGCCCTGACCGCATCTTTTGGGGCAGGTGGGCAGTCACAATTTTTCTGTTTATCAATGCGCTGTATTTTGTTCAGGAAATGGTGATGATCTGGATGGTAAAGCATGTCCGAAAGTAACTGGATAACCTTGATCGTGACGCTATTCATTTTCATCCCGTCTTTCCTGCAAGCTCGCAATGGCGGCGCACAGCAAATCAGCGCGGCATATAAAAATCTACTGGAAGATATGCAGAAGGAAATCAACGACCTAAAAGCGGATATGTCGAAACTCAAGCGCGACTATCGCGCCTTGTGGGGCTACATGATCACGCTGGTGGAAGGCTACGTCAGGCACGACATTACCATTCCGCCCATCCCGTCCGAATTGGAAAGTGACGCCGATTTGATACGGCTCATCAAACGGAAAGGGAAGCTGTGAACGAACCCTATCAGCTTGTAATTGATACCTGGGCCGGGCAGTTGGAAATTTCGGAGAGTGTTCTGCTTGCCAACAACGTGGCTGGAATGGTTATCCGGCTCAATTCCACCAGCGGCAAACTTGCCAGGGATATAAACTTTGATAAGCAGTGGAACGAAGCCAGAGCCTTCGCCCGCGCGCCGTATTATGTTTACTATCCATTTGTTTCAGGCTTTACCAATTTCACATGGCTGCAAGCCAATATGCCGACCGATGCCAGGGCGGTGCTGATCGACATTGAAATTGTTAATGGCGGCTATCCTGCCACCACCTACGCGGTCGAAGTGGGGAAGTTCCTCAATCTCGTCAAAGCCAAATGGAATTATGCGATCTATACCGGGCAGGGCTATATTGATTTGTTGAGCCCGTGGCCCATGGCGGATTATTGGTGGGCGCAATACCTGAACGAATTTTATCCGGCGTCGCCAATGGTGTTGACGTGGGACGAACTACGGGCGCGGCTGGCGAAGTACAACACCCCCACCAACGCGCGCTATATTCCGGGGCGCTTGCGAATGTGGCAGTTGAGCGGCGATAAGTTGATCCTGCCGGGCAATCCCAAGCCGATAGACGTAAGTGTATTTTACGGGTCTCTGCAAGACTTATACAACTGGCTCGGCGCGCCTGTTTTGCCGCCCGTTCCGACTGACACCAAAACCACGCCCCATGACGGCATGACGCGCATCAGCGGGCAGCGCAACGGGTACGAGTTCCATCTGTTCATCAGCGACCCGGCGAAGGTTGATTTTGAGGTGGTTTGTTGCAGTCCGCTGGAAACTGTATCCAGTGTTTCCAAGCGGAAAGGCGCGACGCTGGGCGTCAATGGGGGAGAGTGGGATAGGGTATCGAAGCCGAAGGATTACACGGTCTCGAATGGGGACGTTTGCCAGCCGCGCGTTGAGGCTGTACCGTCTTTGATAATTGGAAATGGTCAACCAATCATAGACTATCAAAGTTGGTCTGTAACTCGTCAAGCCATTTCAGGCTTGCGTTATCTCATTCGTGACGGCACTTTACAACCGTACTTATTTGGCACAGAACCACAGTACACCGAAGGACACGCGCGCAGTATCCACGGCATCAACGCGAACGGCTTTCACATGGTTCTGCAATCGGAAGGCGTCTACCCGAACCAGGGGCTAACCCTGAAACAAGCCGCCGAAATCATGAAGCAATACGGCGCTGTGACTGCGTTTGATTCAGGCGGTGGCGGAGATGTGACCTGTTACTTTGAAGGGCAATCGCTGATACTGCCTGAGAACATCAACCCGGCGACCGGCGCGCATTTCGAGCGCCCGCTGCCGAGCGTGTTATTGATTTATGCAAAGGATACAAACACCATGAACGGAACAGCAAAGGAAATACTAGGCAACGTGTCAACGATTCGCAAATCCCCGTCACGCTATGGCGCGGATACTGGAAAGCGCGTCCCGGCATGGGCAACGCTTGAGTTTGTCGATATTGCCGATGTCATCCCGCAAGGAACGGCGGATAACGTTGCTGACAAGTGGCTGAAACTGCCGGACGGGAATTATGTCAATTACATTTTAGCGGGCAAAGAATATTACAACGTTGTGACCATGCCAAGCGATACGCCGCCGGACCCGCAGCCGAAAAAGCCAGTTGACGTAAAGATTATGCTGGCGGCTGGCAGTACGGTCATAACGACATACAGCGACGGGACGCAGAAAGTAGAGACGGCTTAGAGTGAAAGAACATACTACTTTTATTCAATTCGGAAAATCCAAAATGATACCTATTCCATTTTGGTTATGGCTTGCGATTACGCGGGCAAAAATAAAATACTGGGCAGTCAAACTGTGGATACTTCGCAGACTTGGAATTGTCTATGATTTTGAAAGGAATAAATAATGAGTATTGTTGCAGACGACAAACCCGAAGATTTTGACGGCTTACTATTAGGAGACAAAGAACGAGCCGAACGCTTAGAGGGGATGGTAGACAGGATGAGCGAAACGATTGTAAATTTAAATATGGAGCTCGCGGCATGGAAGGAACTGTACAACGAGGTCGCTTCGCAGTTGAATTACAACAACCATCTTTTACTGCAAATTCAAGACGTGTTGAATAAAAAGATAACCGGCTCAAAGGTTTGCAATCACTATTTCGTTGACGGAGCTTGTGCTCATTGCGGCGTAACCGTAGCGCAATTCACGACAAGAGCCTAAATGAATCTCTCCATCACCTTCCCCGCGCAATCTGCCAACATCCGCACCCTCAAGCCCTGGGGCGACGCAATGCGCGCCTGGGGCTATTCCACGTCCGAGAAGCTCATCAACGGGCAGCGCATGGGACAATTTAGCCATATCGTCCCGGTCATGCTGGACGCGAACGGCAACCAGATCGCCGACGGGTCGGCGAATACGCTTTTCTCCAACATATCAGCGGCGGAATATCAGAAAATCGCCGCGTTACAGATACCAGACAGCAAAAGCGTTGATGCAAAAATGCAATGGCTGACGAATGGCGGCAACGGGCAATGGGGCTGTCCAATGCGGGCGACCTACAACCCGTCCGCGAATTGGCGCAACGCGACGGATATAGATTTGATCGGCGGCGTCTGGGCGGGACAGCAGGTGGAGATATTGGAAAGTAGGATATTCGCGGCGGTACGCTACAACAACAAAACATACACCACAGTCACGCTGTACCGCATCCGCACATTCCAGCCCGCCGATTGGGGCAAGACCTACGCGACGCATCCGTGGCTGGTCCAGAAGGTGACGGCAGTATCGGCGGATGATACGCCACTGGAGCCGCAGGGCGTCGTATATCTTCCGCTGATCCTGACGCGGGCGGCGTCGTGTTGGGTGTTTGGGGAGTGGTTGGTGTAGAAAGGACAAGATAGTGAAAAATATATTGTGGTTCGTAAGGCGCTGGTGGAAAGAATTTACGTGTACTCATTGGAACAGCCAGATTGATTGGGACGATGGTGAAGGCTGGCATATGGTTGTGTGTAGTAGCTGTCATCGCGCAAGAATCTACGTCGAATCAATGGAAAACCATAACGTTGAATAATCCACAAGCGGCGCGGTGGCGCGAGTACGCGCCAGAGTTGGTGTAACTTGATGGCTTTATTCTGGTGCAGCGAGGGCATCCCGTCCACTAAGGCGTATTTGGCAAGCCAGCCGGGAGATTACTCGGCAGTCCCCAACGGGTGAGCCTGCAAGGCTGCGATTGCACAGATGAGCGACCTGGCTACCAGAACAAAGCTATCAAGATAATTCTTTAGGAGTATTTTGGGAACCTGTCACAACTGCCACAAAAAGAACTTGTGGCGCAAGACACAGGAACGAGTAAAGATAGGCGATAACTGGGTGCGGGTCTGGCAGTGTCGCTGCGGCGAGAAGCAACACGGCGATTTACCGCAGGAGATCAAGGTCAAGCCGAAGGTGCTATATTTCGACATTGAAACTGCTCTGATGACGTTGACAAACTTTAGTATTTATGTTCCGCAGAAATATATACCGACAGATGCAATTATTGAGAATAGCTTTGTTTTATGCTGGGCTGCTTGTTATGTGGATGAAAGCTTGCCGTTTCAGTATGTGATGAGTGATTGCGTGAGACAAGAGGAAGCTTTACGAAATGATGATAAGCGTATTCTTGAACAGCTTTGGAGTTTGCTCGATAGTTCAGATTATTGGGTCGGGCATAACAGCGATAAATTTGATGTCCGTCGCGTCAACGCCAGATTCAAAGCCAACAACATGCCAGCGCCTTACATCGGCAAACAGGTAGACACAATAAAGCTGGCTCGGAAATATTTTGCAGAAGAAAGCTATCGGCTTGATTATCTGGCAAAGAAAAAAGGCGGCGAAGGCAAAAAGCACATGGAACGCGCCGATTGGCACAAGATACGAATGACGGGCGACGCGGAGGCTTTATTGAAAATGGAAACTTATTGCAGGCAAGATGTTCGTGAGGGTGTCGGCGTTTATATTGATGATAAAAATTGGATCGAATCGAGTGGAAGGAAGATTATCAAATGACCACCCCCGCGCAGCACGTCACACAAGCGGCGGGAAGCGCCGAAAGCGGCGAAGTTGAGCCAGCGCGGGATGAAATACAACAGAGTATGAACAACCTGCGGGCGGGACGGCTATCTCCTAAGTGCTCCACCCGCCCGCAGGAGGGGCAGATTGATTGTAAAGGACACGTGTTATCTATGCAACAGTTGTACGTTAGTGATACAATAGCGAAAGGAGATAGCCACAGCGCACTTGCGTTCGTGGCTGTCGTGATTTAAGGACTAGCTATGAAATGTGAATATTGTGGAAACGATAAATTTGTAGACGGTTACTGTTCAGGGTGCGGAGCCAAAGCACCAGAGAAAAACAATGACTGGAAATCCGGACCGTTTTTCTATAACGGATACATTTGCTATGGTATTAGACACTATGTGAAAGATACCTTCGAGGCGCAATTCTGGCTCGGCATGGAACTCATCGAACGCATAGAGGTAGATCGTGATGTGCTTGAAAATCACGTAAAGCAGGGTGAGGATTATATGTTTTTCTTCTGGGATTTGTTCCTATTGGCGCATGGCGAAAAGGATGTGCTGGAATGGCAGGAAAAGAACACCAAATATCCTGCTACATTTGAAGTGCGGCGTATAGAAAATCAAGAAAAAGAATATCGTTTGTCTCTCGATAGAAGCGAACTACTAAGGTTATACAAATGACAGAAATACCCAACGGATACACAGTCAGTTATCATGCGGCGCGGCTCGTTGAGTTGATGGTGGAGGGCAAGCGCGATTTCTTTGTGCAGTCATACCACGCGCCTGAGTTCAACATCCAGCCGAATGAATATTACCGCGTGAAGGTGGAACGGGTCGAACTGCCGCCGCTGGAAATGCTGGAAACGCTGGACAAGGCTTTGCCCCTGCCGGCGTATGAGGTGGTGAAGGCATGAGTGACTATCTCATGATGAGTGCTTATGTATTGACCTTTTTTATTATGCTTGTCCAGGCGTGGCGCAAGCGCGGGCGGTACGGATGACAAACCAACCTGTAGTTAACAACGGAAACAACAACAAAAAGCCTGGCGGCATAACCGGCAAAGGCTTTGTCAAAGGCGACCCGCGCATCAATCGCAAGGGTGCGCCTGTACGCGGGCAGTCATGGCGCGAAACAGTGAAACGCATTACGGACATGACCCGCGAGGAGGCAATCGTCTATGTCGGACCCACGTCGAAGATAGGAAGGCAACTCAAAGAACTTTCGGCGGATATGCCCATCAAAGACGCAATCGTTTTTGCCACCATCATTGCCTACGGACGGGAGCCGAACGCGCGTATGTTGCAAGCGCTTATGGATAGGGAAGAGGGGAAACCGGAACAATCGTTAGATTTGAAGAACAGTGACGGCTCGCTCAAGCCAGAAACGATGAAACCGTCCGAGATCGCGGAACGTGTCGCGGCGTTGCTCAAAGGTAAAGATGCTAACAGCGGTTGAATTGAAACTTGCCACGCTCTTGCAGTATGACCCGGCGTATGAATGGCGCGGCGGGAATAAGGCATTGATTGACAGCACGGAGCCGGAAGTCATCGCGGAAGGTCCGAGCGAATGTCTTGCCGGCGAGACGCAGATTTACGATCCTGTTTCAAATCGCTCGTTTACTATTGAATATCTTTGGGAAAACGGTATAGCGCCTTATGTTATGACTTTATACGGCCCCAGGAAGGCAACCGCGCCGTTCCGAAAAGGACATGATGCGTTATATAGAATTACTTTGTCGAATGGTTATTCATTTCTCGCAACCAAGAAACATAGAGTTTTGACTAATCGCGGCTGGTTTTTTGTCGGTTCCTTACAGCCTTCTGAACTCCTGCTAGGATGCGCTGAACGCCATCAGGTGTCCACTTGGGTTTCTTCCCTTTCAATGTCTTTGCAAGATGCTCTCCATTGCGCCCGAAAATCTCAAGATTATCAAGTGAGTTATTCTGCTTATTTCCATCAATGTGATGAACTACCTCCGAAGGCGAAAGATAGCGCCCTATTTTGTGTTCAATCACCAACCTATGTTCTCGAACGTATCCGTGACGGTCACAATTTGGGTGGTTGCGGTCTTTCACAAGAACATAGCCGTCATCATCAATTATCCTTCCACCCATCCACCTTCCATTGGCGGCACCGTGATTTACTTTTGAAAAGGTCTTGTGAGGAATATTGTTACTCTCAAGATAGTATTTCAAATCTTCCTTATGACCACCTAAAACACGACACATTTCAGACAGGGATTTACCCTCTTGGCACATTTGGCGAATTAGGGCATCGCGCGAAACATATACAGAACCACGAGAAACTGACATATCAATCTCCTTTTTCTTCTGATTATACCGTATTCGCATGTACCTTGTCAAATATTGAGTATGTGAGAGACGACTATTATTATGATTTGACAGTGCCAGAGGCAGGACATTATTTAGCGGAAGGGATTTGGCATCACAACACGGGCAAGACGATGGCAGCCTGTTACAAGATGCACTACAACTGCCGCGAATATCCCAAAAGCCAGCATACGCTGATCCGCAAAGTGGCAGCGACCATTCCGGGGACGGTACTTGGAACGATGAAGCGCATTATCGGCAATTTCCCCGTCAACTGGTACGGCGGCGAGCATAACCCGGAAATGATTATTTATCCGAACGGCTCAACGATATGGATTGCCGGCATGGATAAACCCGGCAAGGCGTTATCGGGCGAGCGCGATACCATCCAGGTGTGCCAGGCGGAGGAATTGAGTATTGACGATTGGGAAACGCTGACAACCCGCGTGACAGGACGCGGTTCAGTCATGCCCTACACCCAGATATTCGGGGACTGCAACCCAGGCGCGGCGCGTTGGTTGAAGGACCGGCAGAAATCGGGCGCGTTGCAGATGATACCGACCCGGCATGAGGACAACCCATCGTTGTTCACAGCCGACGGCAAGCTAACCATGCAGGGTATTCGCAGCATGGCGCGGCTGGACGCATTGACCGGCACGCGCCACAAGCGCCTGCGCCTTGGCTTATGGGTGTCGGCTGAGGGCGCGATATACGAGGAGTACGACGCGAATATCCACATGATCGACGCGGATAAATGCCCTGAGTTTGTGCGTCGGTTTCGCGTGGTGGATTTCGGATACACCAACCCGTTCGTGTGTCAATGGTGGGGCATGGATGCCGACGGTCGGCTGTATCGCTATCGTGAGATATACGTCACTAAAAAGTTGGTGGAAGATTTGACGGCTGAGATTATCCGCCTGACCGGTGACGAGCCGATTGAGTTTACACTCGCAGACCATGATGCGGAAGACCGCGCCACGATGGAGCGCCACGGCATCAGCACCTACCCGGCAGTCAAGGACGTTTCGCCCGGTATTCAGGCAGTGCAAACGCGGCTCAAGGTACAGGGCGACGGCAAGGCGCGCTTGTTTTTTGTGCGCGGCGCGCTGGTGGAAGTTGACCAGGCATTGCAGGAAGCGCACAAGCCGACCTGCACAGAGGACGAGATGCCGGAATATGTCTGGCAGAAATATCCAGACGACAAACCGAACAAGGAACAGCCGCTCAAAATCAACGACCACGGCTGTGATACAACGCGGTACATGGTGGCGAAACTGGACGGGCTGCCTTCGGACCCGTCAAAGATGATCGATTGGGCATGAGGTGAGATTATGGCATTTTTAGGATTGGTATCACTCAGAGATTACAACAAGCTGCGCGAGGAGTTTGATTCCTTCAAGCGCGATTATTTACCGTGGGAGAAATGGCAACTGGAAACGGCAGAGAGCGAAAAGTACACCCTGCCCGACCCGTCGATATTCGGTAATCAGGCGGAGTTATATCGGCGCGTCTCGGCTTTATTTACGGCAGTCGACATTGTCTCGTCATGCGGTGCGCTGACCGATTTCAGCGTGGCGCGGCTGGTCGTGGGTAAGGAGCCGAAAGACATCCCCAATCATGAATTTGAAATGTTGCTCCGCAATCCGAACCCGCTGGATAGCCGCTATGAATTTCTGTATGCCACGATCGCTTTTTTTATGCTCAATCGCAACTCGTATTGGTGGCTCAATCGCGTAGATGAGTTTTCACCGCCTGAGGAAATGTGGGTCATCCCGCCGCATATGATAAAGCCGATACCGGACGAGCGTTTATTCCTCAAGGGTTATTTATACAACCCCGGCAACGGGCGGGAAATCTTCATGCAGCCGCATGAGATCGTGCATTTCAAAGGCTTCAATCCGTTCTCCCGCTTTGTCGGCTTATCGGCGGCGATCGAAAGCCTGATGCTTATTGCCCAGGCATATTTGGGCATGGTGTCATGGCAGACGAAACTTTACAACAAATCCAATGCGCGGCTGCCGGGCATCCTGTCATTTGAGCAGATGATAACGGACCCGATATGGGACAAGATCAAAGAGGATACTGCCGAAGCCGCCGCCAATCGAAACCTGCTGATGTTGCGCGGCGTGGGACAGAATGGTCCGAAATGGCAGCAGGCAGCCGCCAGTCAGAGGGACATGCAATATTTTGAGGGATTGGACAGTATCGATAAGAAGATCATGGACACCCTCGCTCCCGGCGCGTATACCATGCTCTACGAGAACGCCAACGAAGCCAACAGTCGGACCGGGCGCGCGACGCTCAACGAACTGGCAATCTATCCCAAGCACGTCATGATTAACGAAGGTGTGACAAATAAGATTTTGCCGGCGTATCCTGGACGCCCATTGATCGGGCATTTCGAGGACATCCGCGTCACAGATCGGCAGTTGGAAATCACCGAACAGCAGGAATATAACAAAACGCATACCATCGCGGAAATCCGTGAGGAGTTTTATGGTGATGATCCATTGGGTGATGACCGGGACGAACTGTTACCGGAACAATTGAAATCCTACAAATCCGAAGCGGACAAGGAACTTGAACTCGAAAAACAAAAACTGAACGCTCAAAACGCACAGGCCCAGAACAATCAGCCGCAGGGACAAATGGAATCGGCAACGAACGAGCCGCCCAAAGAGCCAACTATGGTTCAAGCCTCCAATAATGGCAACGGCGAAAAGCTGGACGCGTTGGGAAAGTATGAACGGTATGCACTGCGTAATCTGGGCAAGGCGTTGAAATTTCAAAACGACCATCTGCCCGAAAAGCTCGTTACGGAGATCGCCGCTAAGTTCGTATCCTGCAAGGATGAAAGCGAAGTCAGAATATTATTCAAAGCATACAAAACCCGCGTACAAGGCGAAGCCAATCATGACCAAAACGCCCTGCTCAAGCTGGCAGAGTCCATCGAGAACGCCGTCAAATTGGCACAAATGCAGGAGATCGAGCGGAATAAAAACGGCTTTACCTGGGAAGCGATAAAAAGTCTCATGGATAACCGCACCCAACCCATACAACCGAGTATCTATCTTTCCCCATCGTTCACGCTTCCGGCGGCCAATCATGAAACCCATATCACCATGCCGGAACAACAGCCGCCGAATACATTCGTAAGCATCACGCCTGCCCTCGAAGCGCCTGCGCCGGCAGATGTAAAAATAGACAATCCGGTCTACATCAGCCAGACCATCGAGCCGGCACAAATACCAGAGATCCAAGCGCCGATTGCCATCACCAACAACATCGCTGCGCAGGAAGCACCGCAGGTCTATGTCAATCCGACTATTGAAGCGCCGACAGAACAGCCGAAGAAAAACAAGAAAACCGCCCGATTAT